GTATGCGCGATTGGCACGTTGCACTGATTCAAGATGCATCCAAACATTATGCCCCATCAACAATGCATAGGAGAAACTATCCTAACTTGTCTTGCCTTCCTTGCCAATTTTATTTAAGTCGCCGGGTTTGTACACACAGATATCTGATATCTTCAGTCGTGCGCTGATAGGTGAGTCTTCAAACTGTTTGTGTATACCATCCTGCATCACTGCATCACGGAAACTGCGTGAGTCTGTGGCATACTTCTTGTTGTCAACTGTGGGTTCCATGAAGTAATTGAACCGTCCACGATCTTCTAGGCCAATGCTGTGATACAACTGTCCATTGGCAGTGGCTAGGAATGGTGATGCACAATCAAAAGAGACAGTAAAGTCAGGATTGTGATAGCGACGCACTGCTCGCATGATGTCAGTGAGCAACAATGCCCACTCCAGCCTTGACGTGCCCAAGAAGTGCATCCAGTCATGAGTGCCCTGCTCAAGTAACCCATCGTGTATCAGTGTTACAATTCTGCGCATTACCAAGTGAGCATCACACATGTTCTGTCCGCCCATGCCCCAACCATTGAAGTGACGCCCTGGATACTGCTGGGGGTCGCAATACTGTTTCATCAGGTCATACCAGCGATCAGCTTCACCGTGATTGGCACCTTGTAAAACATTCAAGAACTTGGTGCCACCATTGTCAACACCCCGACGATGTTTAATGAAGTATTCATTGTTGTAGTGCGTGGCTCGCACGGCGTCATCATAGTCTCTGATACCAGTCTTTTCAGTAGCGCCAGGTACATGAGACGTCCATGTGGGAATATCCAGTGTCATGCCATAATCGGCCATGCCATCTAACCACTTCAGCGCAGCATCACGTTTCTTTTGTGCTCGTGGACACTTGGGATCTTTCCAATCGCCTTCCCATACACCTTTGGCAATCTGGAATCCGCCTGAGTCACACAACAAGGTAGTGTGGTTGCCCCGATTACGCATCATATCTTCTCGAGGATCGTGTTTGGTCAAATCCAAGTTAGCATGTCCTGCTGAATACAATGCCCAACGATAGGGAAACAATCCTGCTTGATCATTAAAAATGTTCAGCATCTCCATGTCAGGCAGCCCAGCAGGCATACGAGCGGCACTAACATAGGGTTCAAATCGCTGACGTCCAATATATGTGCTGTAGAAACTTGACACTGCAGGAAGGAATACAGCGTAATCCTGTTGTGCTGCAGTTAAGTCATGCTGTTCAATCATTTTGTTTGTGCAGGTATAATGTAACGATAAACAGCAATGCCAGAGTCAACTCTAATATCAGCAGCACCATCATCACTGATACGCATAGTCTTGTCTCCAGTTAAGTTCATTATTGAAATTACTTCTTTGACTGGCCATGCCCATGGGCGTTTGATTTGACCTGACACGCCAGGATGAAACACAAAGTTACCAGCATGTGTTGAATGATCACCAAAGAAGAACTTTAAATCACCGTTTTCTGTCTTGGCATTAAACAATGTTTCTTCGGCATTGGCCTGTGCCTGCATCTTGAGTTTTTGGATACCAGCGACACTGGGCTCGAATTCCACATGCCATGTGGGTTCGTTGAACTTCATGTCCTTGAGAATTCCGTTGACAATTTCTGCTGACATGAATCTAAAGTTGTTGTGAAAATCCCCGGCTGTGTTTTCAAACAGCAAGCCATCTGTGGCACCGGCCTGATCTTTTGTCAAGGTAATTTTTGCATTTTCTTTGTACTCAGGCAAGTTTAAAAGAATTTTTAACTTCCCCAAGTTAGGCATACCAAATGTACCAATGAACTCTGCCACTGGTGTATGATATCGCGCTTGCAGCACTGCCTCTCGTTTTTCAGCACAGCCTACGATAGTTGTTTCTTTGTCAGTGCCCGTGATCTTGATCAAAGCAATGCATCCAAGGTCATGGGTGTGTTCCACTAAATCAAGTAAATGATCTTTCATGTGTGTTTCTCCATTAAGTTGCAATTGTAACAGGTTTATTTAGATCGTGCTAGTATTTTGGCATTATTTTTGCCAGAGTTTGTCCGCCTCTTAGAGAGGATAGAGTTCCGGGTTTTTGTAATTCTAACCAGTGAAAATGATGTCCATCACTGTCCTGTGAGATCACCCGGAACCCTGTCTGTTGGGCATGAGCCAACACCAGTCGGCCCGGAGTATAACATGCAAAACTGTTTTCAGCCAGTTGTGTGGCTGCCACATGCTCGCAGTCATTGAATGTGAATCCAAAAATTCCACCTGGGCGTAATTTTTCAAACACTTCAGTGATATATTGCTGCAATACATCTATTGGCCGGTAGTTTAAAAAGTTATAAGCAACCACTAGATTAAATTGTCGGCTTGGCAAGTGATCCATCAATCGACATCCTTCTTCCACTGTGTAAGTTCTCAACCTACGCTGATATTCCGGCGGAAATTTATCAAGACTTGGCTGCAATAATGACAATCGCTGATCCATCAAATACAGTGGATCGCTGGCAACCAATCTCTCCACAACAGTTTCATTGCCAGGCCTAATCAACAATGCAGGATACTCCCAACTGCTGTACTTTCCAATTCTAGTAAAAATTTCATCATACAATTTGTCAGGCGTACCAAGGCTCCGGGTCAACGTGACAAAATCAGTTTCATTGTGATACATGTCTGCGTAGAATTTTCTGCTGACATCAAACAGCGGAGTCTCGTGTTCCACTATGAGTCGGTTACATTCTTCTACACCAAGGTTAAGATTGTTTTCAATAACTGTTGTGGCACTGCGCCACTGAGTGGCATTGCTCTGTATAGTTGATTCGAACTTGTCCCGCAAGAAGGAGATATCCACAAACGCCGAAAACACTGATTGAAAGTAATTTTCAAAAGCAGAATTGTGTTCGGTCAATTGCAAAGTCTGCTGCAGGCGATCACGGGATTGAAGAATATGACTTATTTTCATTCAAACGTAAACAAACTTTGAAATGTATTTTCTGTGTTGGTGGCAGCAGTAAGATCCCAGTCCAACACACCCAATAAATTATCTATCTTAGCTCCAATCACGGTGGACTCCATTTCACTGTCATCAAATGGTAGTTCTTTGAACCATGTGGGCAAATGCAACTCATCAGTGGGATAGGCAATTGATGTCCAGCCTAGGGCGTTGCCTTTGAGTTTGCATACAATGACTTTTTGTCCGTCCATGATTTGCATACTGTAGTTGTCGGAGTGCATGCGCCGCATGATGTTCCAATTCATTGCAGCACGTACATGTCCAGGCATGTTGGTTTTACCCTCACGCTCTTCGGCTTTGGCATACTTGGTGAGATTATTTACACGTTTGGGCGAACCTTTCTCCCAGCCTGGTCGTTCTTTGAACAGGTATTTGAACTCTTTGATCTTTTCAACTATGTGATCACGACTGCTGCCAGTCAACACATCATTGAGCACATCCAGTAAAAAATCTTGGATTACCTTGGGGGTATCGCTACGTTTGAGATCCAAGCCCATGACCTTGACTTTGCCAGGTTTTCCATTGACATCTGTGCGTTTGTTCTCTTTGTCAATATACAACACGGCATAGCGTTTCTTTGTGATAAACAGGCCTTTGATAGCCACAAGTTCACGACCGCCACGTATCACTTCGCCCATGTCACGCGGCACATGAAATGCTGTTTCCATGAAACCTGGGAAACTATCATTGACCTGATCAGCAATGCCATTGTACAAAGCAATGCATGTGTCTTTGTTCCATTCCATGCGGCCTTCTTCAACTTCATTTTTCAGCACTGGCCATGCTGAAAAATAACATGAGTCTGTGTCACCGTAGATGATAGTTTCACCGGTGTGATCATACTTTCCTGTGAGACATTCGTTGACGTATGCATCCATGTGTTTTGCAATGGCTCGTCCAGTGAGCGTGGTTGATTGACCAATTCGTTTATCAAAAAATCTACAACCAGGATTGAGAATAGCACCATACAAACTATTGAGATTAATTTTCTTAACCAACTGCCGTTTGTCCCAGTATTCAAATTGTGCATTGTCTTGCCCTTCAAACTCATGTGCTTTCTTTTGCATTTCTTTACGTTCAGCATACCAGCGTTTGAGTAGTCCAGGTATCACTCCTTCAGACTCATATGTGAATATAGTACCATTGGCGCTGATCATCCAGGGCTGATTTGAGTCAAACATCATGCGCCAGACCTCGGCTCCTGAATGCACAGTTTCCTCACCACTTTCCCAGTCGATGGTAATTTCAGTGCCACGCTGTTGTTCCATCACAGCCGTGTATTCTAATGTACCAAACAGCCCTTCCCAGGCCGCTGCAAAACTTGCACCACCTTGCGTTTTTTCTGCAATGTAGTGGTCGGTCATGTGTGGTCTCAGCTGCCCAATGATTGTTTCGGGCGCCATGTTAAGAGCACGGATTGCCGAAGGGTACAGCGAGTTAATGTCAATTGATCCGACCCAGTCGTGAAGACCTTTTTTGGGGTAAGCAACGTAGGCACCTGCGGCTTGTGTCTCTTCATCTGTGAGCCTTTCTCTACGGTTAGGTACTACCATACCACGTTCATGCGCTTCGTTGATGATTGCCTGTTCTGTAACTGCCACAGCACCCATGGTGGTCTGTAGCAACACAGTATTTTCATGTGCCAGGGTATTGGCCAAATCTAGAAATCTCAGCTTTTTATCAATGGCAGCAAGACCATTGACGTCTTGTCGATTGTATTCGATAAACGTCTTGAAATCATTGTTGTACAATTGATCCAATGTGCCTTCGTATGCTGTTTTTGATCCCAGGTCCTCATACTCAAGGATGGCATCTAGGCTATAGCTATGACGCTCCTCATATGTGTACTTGCGATACAACTGCATGTAGTCAAGGTGCACACGACCAATCAAGTCAAATGTTTGATTCTCTGAGCCAAATCGTTCAAACATTCGTTGTTTGGGCAATTGATTCCACAAACAAAATCTACGGGTGTCATCTTTGCTGAGTACTCGTGTGATACGATTAACAGTATAAGGGATATCGTAGCCCTCTGAGTTCCAACCGGTCAAGATGTCCGCATCTTCGATGAGATTTAAAAACGTATCTAGTAGATCAGCTTCTTTAGAAAATACAAATGTGTTGGGAAATTCTCCTGCAATTTCACGTGCAGTCTCGGGACTCATGTGACGTGGTGGCACTACCAATGTGACCAATTGATCTAGCCAGTCCATGTACACCGAAATTGCAGTGATAGCATTAAATGGATCATCAGGTCGACTGTAACCACGTTCAGGGTCAAAGTCGACTTCGATGTCAAAAAATGCTGTGTTCAGTCTTGGTCCGTCTTGTCCTTTGTAGTTTTCTGCCAGGCATCTAAAAACAGGATTGATGTCTGCTTCGTATAGTTTCTTGTGAGATTGTGCTCGCGTTTCTTTTCGAAACTCTTTGTTGTTCCTACTGGAAAATCTGCTGACAGGATTACCAAAAATGCTCTGGAACTTGCCCCTAGGGTCATCGTAATAAAAAATATAATTAGCAGGGTACTCTTGATAGTAACGTTCGCCATCCCGGCGACCCACAATATGAATGCGATCGTGTTCACGATCAAAAAGTGCGTCTACGTAACTCATTTAACTCCGTTTATGGCCGGTAAGCCGTGATTTATGCTCGTGACGTGAGCAGTTCGCTGTTGAGACAGATATTTATAAAGTTTTACCAACAGTTTCTAGAATGACTTCTAGAATTTCGTGATCTTGTTTTTCTCGACCAAATTCGGCCTTGTGTGCTAGTTTAACGGCTTTTTTAAGAATAGCTGGTTTGATTTCAAGTTCTTCGGCCACTGCTTTGATGGTATCATTGAGTCCACCTTGCAGTGTTTCAATTTCGTGCATGACTTGCATGCCTTCGTTGATGATTTGTGTGAGTTTGATCTTTTGCTCACCGTTAAAAGTTTTGTCCGACATAAAATCTCCTTGTGTTATAGTTTAACATATTTGTCACACATAATCAACTAGTTCTGGAAACACACTTATCATAGACTGGCCGCGATGATCATCATGAAGTTTTATCCAAGATAAAAATTTTTGAA